CCTGCCAATCCATAACCATCTGCTGCTGGAGCAATATCTAAGTTACTGTAATATCTATCTCTGTAGCCCCTATTACGATGTAATTGTTCATCAAGCACCCCAAAATGAACTCGATACCATCCATATATTTGGGAGTATGGAATCCCACCTAAAGCAGAAACTTCTTGTTCATCTGGATGAGGACTGTATGCCCCTAATACATCATTAACGTTAAACATGTTGGGTGCAGTGGCTATAACATATATATAATAAGTAGAATGACCAGACAATATAGTTTGACCCACTAAGTGGGCACTTCTCAAACTAATTGAGGTGGAAACATATCCATCATCGTGCCTAACAAATCCCGTCTGAGTTCCTCTTGCATGATCATAAAGGTTGATATTCATTTGAGTACCTCGGTCAAAGTACTCACTCTGTCCTCTTGGCATAAGACCACCTGACTGCTTTATTTCATCAGGAGGTCTAGAATCTGCCCGATATAACTTATCATCATTTGCATATGAAAATGATGATAAGAAAATAAAAAACACAAATATTATCTTTACCATATAATGCTCCCTTTGTTTAACAGAAAAATAATTGATCAAAACAATTAAATAAGTAAATAAATTTGTATTATTTGAAATCAAAAATCAAAAATCAAAAATCAAAATATACTATTTAGTCCTTTTTTATCATTTTCTGTTTTTATCGGTAAACCCCGTTTCACTTCTACCCACAGCGCTTGCGCTGCAAAGGTATCGAACACCACAAAGTGATTGAAATCCGGTAACGGTAGCACCTTGTAGCGGTAGCTCGATGCAAACAGCTCTGTTGGGACGCTGCCACTCTCGGTTTCAAAAAACACTGTAAGCGTATCCTTGTAAATGTGATGACCTGTCGCCCATAGACCACGATAAGGAATGTCCAAATTGTCTACGAGGCGATAACGCTCATCACCAACAGTGACAAAACCATCTTGGACACAAAGCCGACCAATACAAAAACCAAAAGACGCAGGAGCAACCGCCTTGCTCCCGACAGCATTCCCAACAGTAGCCTTTGACTGAGGCTCGGATTGCTCTGACTCGATAGTTGCATCATTTCCCCCTGTAAAAATTGGATTGTCGTGTAAGCCGTAAAACGAATAAGAGAACATCAAAAAAACCATGCCGAACAAGAAAAGGATCTTTCTGTCTTTCCACAGCGCCGTTCCGGCCATCGTGTCGCGTGCTTTGCCTGTCGTGGTGCTTGCGTACATCTTAAAAATCGGACTTGGAATTTTTTTGACTTGGCGTGTCAGCGCGTGCGAGTCCATCTGTCCAGAGTTGGCTGCATCATGGGTGGTCAGGGTAAACTTTGCCCCTAGCCCCACGGTGGCGCGGTTAAAGTGGCGATACCCTATCTCCGCCGCCTCTCTTATCATGTTGTGCACTTTGGCAATGTTAGGCGTGGTTAGGCAGATATCCCAGCCGTGGTGACGATGCATGTCAAAAGCCACCTCAAAGCTCTCCGGCCTATCCTCTGCGACCAAATCCGGCGGCGTGTCGAGCGCCTTTAAATTGGTGACCGTCA